ACATCGGCCCGGTTGTTGTTGTTGCTGGAACATACGACGCGGATGGCGTTGAACTGACGGCCCCGATCCACGACACCCGCCATCATGTGAACATCCGTCTGATGGACCCGGCCCTGTCGCAACGCGATGCCTCCGGGCTCATCAAGTGGCAGAAATGGGCGGCGGCGTGGTCGATGGGTGGAGCGCCTGACACACAGATCAACGCGGCTGAGGTGGGCAAGGTATTGCAAGGCGTCTGCCTGATCGATCCCAGCAGCATTCGCAGCCCGTCGCAGCTGTGGGCCTGATGTTCGATTAAAGCAACTAAGCCCAGATATTACTGAAATGTGGTTTGCGGGGAATGGGTCGAGCAGGCACTTCAGGGACCCCGCAACCCCTGTCGATCGATACTTGCTTCGTCCAATAAGCCGTATCGAGGCCACACTCGAAAAGCACATCCCTGGGGTAAAGGGGAGGAATCTGAGGGAGGACAGATCCAAGGATGCGCTATTAGAAGGTGGGTTCGCTGAATATAGCGAGAGCGATGTCGTCAGCCTTTGCGTTCTGCTCGATAGGCTGTTGTTGAGATAAGCTAATCGACAAATATACGAGTGATGTCAATGGTTTTTCTTGCGGATCATCGCGGAAAAATATAGCAGTGATCTTGAAGTAAGATCAGTTGATATCTTGCACCCCTAGATTCCAGCAAGCTCATGCTCACAAAAGAACAAATTCAATCTGCTCTGCCGGTGAGCCTCAGGACACAAGTCTCTCAGGAGCTTGTGGACACGGTAAACAATGTCAGCAATGACCCGGAGATCGGAAAGATCGTCCGGGAAAACTTCCTGTCCTACTCAAAAGTCATGAAAGAAGGCCGGTTCAAAACTGAGGATTACCTCCATGCGGTGACCTATGTGAGCTACAAGGTCATGGGGTATTCGAACCAAGAAGCCTATGAGATGACCTTCCCTGCTCGGTATCTGGCTTTACGGGCCAGGGGTGTGCCGGATAAGGGAATCTCCTCCTATGTGGCGGCCTATAACAAGAACCAGCTGGTCAACTTAATCCTGGAGCAAACGCTGATTCCGACCTGGGTTTTGAATCAGGATGCCTACCAAGAAGCGATCAACATTCAGGTCACACTGATGGCTACCGCTAGAAGCGAAAAGGTTCGATCCGACGCAGCGAACTCCCTGCTCACTCACCTGAAGCGGCCGGAAGTCTCAAAGATCGAGATGGACATCGGAGTCAAAGAATCTGAGGGAATGGTCGAGCTAAGACAGATGCTAACCAGTCTAGCCAAGCAGCAACAAGATGCAATCGAACACGGGATTCCCACGCGAGATATCGCCCACCAAAAGCTGATCAAGGAAAAAGTTGTGGATGCCGAAGTGGTCCCCAACAAACCTTGATCGTTTTGCAAAGGCGAAGCGTGAATGGACACTGAAAAACTGGTTCAGGAGCAGAATGAGTGTCTGCTCCTTCAACGAACGGGGATGTCCCGAGAAGCAATCGCAGGCAAGACAGGGCTCAGCCTAGACGCGGTAAAGCGGCGGCTGAGGGGCGCCAAGAAGCGCGAGCGTATGGATCCTGAGCTGGTCAGAAGACTGACTGAAAAGGGTCTGACTGACTTCTCGGCGCTGCACTCCGGATGGCTTTTGGACAAGGACGAGGACGGATCAGGTGCGAGCCTGTATTTTATGCTCGGTGCAGATGAGGAAAAAGTCTCCTTCGTCGAGGCAATCATGGAAGTGCTCAGCGATATCCCAAAGCTGGAGCCTGTTCAAAGATCTCCGGCCGGCATGATGGGAGGTGGCAAAGACAGTGCTTCCTGGTTGGCTCTAGCCGATCTGCACATTGGTGGCGGGTACGGGGACACCATGTTGGACGAGGACTTCAACACCGCCATTGATGATCTGGTCAGACGGTTGCCACCAGCAGAGCACGGGGTGCTTTTGGAGCTGGGGGATCTGTTGGAGGTGAATGACCACCGGGGTGTGACACCCAAAAGTGAGAACCGGCTAGAGGTTAAGCTAGGGACCAAGGAACATCTTGAAAGCACGAAGACCGCAGTGCGGCTGGTCCGAAGAGCCCTCTACAGGATGCTTGAGACCCACGACACGGTGGAGGCACACTTCATCAAAGGCAACCACGACCTTACGGCGTACATCGCAGTCATGTTGGCTCTAGAAGAGCATTTCCGGGATAATCCCAGAATAAATATCTCAACCTCGGGTGAAGAGTTCAGAGTGGTGTCATGGGGCAGGTGCGCAGCTTTCCCACACCACGGAGATACCTTGAGCTGGTCAGATCTCAAGGATGTCTGGGCCGATCAGTTCGAAGATGAGTGGGCGCAAGCTAAAGTCCACCGCCACATCCAGACAGCGCACTATCACCACGACCGGAAGAGAGACCTTGTTGGCGCCGTCGCTGAACACTTTCGCACACTGCACAGACCAAACGACTGGGCCAAATCCAAAGGCCTGTTCTCCCGCGGCTCTCTGACAGCAATGACAGTTCACAAAGATCGAGGTGAGCAGTTCCGCACAATTTCCAACATCCCGAACACAAAAAGAAGCGAGTAAAACATGGAAAAGCCTTGCCACCCAGCATCCGAGTCGGGGGCTCAGCGAGAGAAGCTGCACGCACTGCCTTACGACTTGGTTCCCTTGCAGGAGATGACCGAAGCCTACTCTAGGGTAGGGGAGTTTGGTGCTGTGAAGTACGCGCCGTGGAACTGGTCGAAAGGCCTGTCTCGGGTTCAAATCCTTGGTTCCCTCCTGAGGCATGCCTTTGCTTGTATCAGGGGTGAAGATTATGATCAGGATTCAGGGTTGCTACACAGTGACCACATCCTGTGGAACGCTGCTGCCTTGAGTCACAACTTTCATTGGAATCTGGAAGACGGTCGCCGCAAGGAGCCTGCTCGGATCTACAAGTCACCCCCTGTGGTGGCTTTTGACGCCTACTCCGAGGATTCGGAAAAGCAGGGCTCAAGAATAGCGATCCACTTTTGAGTGAGTCCGGGCCCGGCTTCCCCCTCATATTCAATCCCCCAGCGAGTGGCAGCCCAGTAGCCCGCCAGGGCGAAGGGGCGCCGGTCGCGGATGGCTTCATACCAGTCAACCGAAAGAAAACCGTCGATGACTGGCTTGATGAGGTGGACTACGGCACATTGAATGCCGGCCACTACATGCCGGGAACTTTCGCGCTCAAGTTCATGAACTTCATCAAGCTGGTGAACGGAGAAGAAGGCGAGCAGAACAAGACCCCGGTTGTCCATCTGGCGATGCTGGATCGCATTGCGGGCAAGAAACAGAGGATTGCAAATCTCTGTGCACGAGGTCTGGCGAAGACCACACTGATGTTCGAGTACCTGGTTCTCTATATCGCTGTGTTCGGGGAAATCGACGGGTTCGGGACTATTGAAGGCATGATCTACGTGTCTGACTCGATGGACAACGGTGTAAAGAGTGCCAGAAAAAACATCGAGTTCCGGTATGACAACTCGGAATTTTTGCAAGAGTGGCTACCCCACGCAAAGTTCACTGACAATTACATGGAGTTCAGATCCAAGGACAACCATATCCTGGGAGTCAAGATGTTTGGCGCCAAGACCGGTATCCGCGGAACCAAGATTTTTGGTAAGCGCCCGACACTGGCTGTACTCGATGATTTGGTCTCTGATGATGACGCCAAGTCAAAGGTGTCGATGCAGGCGATCAAAGACACGGTCCACAAAGGGATCGACTTCGCCCTGGATCCACGGCGGCGTAAGATCGTCTTTAACGGAACACCCTTCAACAAGACAGACATCCTCTACGAAGCAGTGGAGTCGGGGGCTTGGGAGGTCAACGTCTGGCCGGTTTGCGAAAAGTTTCCCTGCACAGAAGAAGAGTTTCGGGGAGCTTGGGAAGACCGGTTCACCTATGAATACGTGAAAGAGCAGCACGCATCGGCTGTTCTCCAAGGTGAACTTGGTTCCTTCAATCAAGAACTTATGTTGAGGATTTCATCCAGTGAGGAGAGACTGATCCAAGACAGTGAAATCCGTTGGTATTCCCGTCCATCTCTGCTAAACAACCGGGGAAGATTCAACTTCTACATTACCACAGATTTCGCAACAACCGACAGACAGACCTCAGACTTTTCAGTCATATCGGTCTGGGCCTACAATGGAAACGCGGATTGGTTTTGGGTCGACGGCGTATGTGAACGCCAGACGATGGAGAAGACGGTCGACGCTCTCTTCAGATTAGTTTCGGAATACCGGCCACAACAGGTTGGGATCGAGATCTCTGGGCAGCAAGGCGCTTTTATCCAATGGCTCCAAATGGAGATGATGAACAGAAATATCTGGTTCAACTTCGCACAGGATAAAGGGACGCCAGGTGTTCACCCGATCACCAACAAGCTCAGCAGGTTTAATCTGGTGGTGCCTCAATTCAAGGCTGGGAAGGTTTATCTCCCAGAAGAGATGAGAACCTCGAAAATCATCGGAGAGTTTCTTTCACAGATCTCACTGGCGACGATCAACGGTCTGAAAGGCAAGGATGACTGCCTCGATACAATTTCGATGCTGATGAACCTGACGCCGTGGAGACCGACCGAAGATGCCCAGATGGTGGCGAAAGACGATCACTGGCAGATCGATGAGGATGAGAATGAAGACCACGTGGGACTGAGTTCCTACATCGTTTGAACGGACATAGAAAATGAACCTCAATAAGCTCTTCGAAGATTTGTCCTACGGGGAACTTTCCAACCTTTCGGTTGGCGGGAGTGGTTCTGGTGGCATTCCTGAAGGGAGCAAGCTGAAGCTCCTGAGCCACACAAACAAAGGCCTGGAGGATCTGTTCACTCGCATGAACCTCTTGGAAAAGGAAGTCGTGGTCACAGCAAAAGATGAAGTGACCTTGTACTTCTTGAGAAAGGAACACGCCCAAACAAACGTAGAAGTTGGTTTTGAGAAATATCTGACAGATACAGTTGACGACCCATACATCGGAGACCTGGTCAAAGTTATGACGGTCTACAATGAAATTGGTGAAGCACTCCCAATCAACAACCCTGAAGACGAAGAGTCGCTGTATCTCCCAAAATTTGACTGTTTACAGATTCCTTACCCTGTGACGGGAAACACGTATTTTGTGATGTATCAAGCGAGACATCCTGTTTTGGTTCCAGACGACTGGGAACAAGAGATTGATCTGCCTTTGCCGCTAGAGGCGGCTTTGCGTCACTTTGTTGCGCATAGGGTCTTTGGTGGGATGAACGGCGTTGAGCACAGAGCCAGCGCAGCTGAGCACCTCAATGCTTATGCGATGTTGTTGGACACGGTTGAGAGCAAAGACCTCGCTAGAACAAGCCAGATGGGCCTGGGCCAACAGTTTGATATGCGGGGTTGGCGGTAATGCGGGGATTCACTGGAAGCCAGCGAACAACTGGGGCGATCGATAAATTCATCGGCACATCCTACGACACGATCAAGAACGTCCATGATAATCTGGAAGAGATTCTGAAAGTTGGATTGGTTCTTGAATACACTTCAGACTTTCTGTTCTACAGGTTTGAGGCGAGTGCCGGACAGACTGTGTTTACAGGAAGCGATTTGAACGGGAGATCTTTGGCTATTCCTGGATCCCCTTTGGTTTACCTAAACCGGGAAAAAGTTTCTGGGGATCTGGTTGTATCAGAGAACTCCGGGACAGAACTGAGGTTCCTGGATCCCCTGGCGGAGGGAGACCTTGTTTACATCGCGTCATTTGGCTTCAATGAAAATGGCACAGTCTACTATGACTCGTTGCTTTCGAATGCGAGCGTCAATCAGATAATCATCGATGCGTTGGAAGCAAAGAACGTAGCTGTCAGCTCAGCTGAAGAGGCTGCGTTGAGTAAGACAACCACGCTAGAGACAGCAGCAGAAGTCACTGAACTTGCGGAGCAAACAGTGATCATTCGAAACGAGCTGTTTGGTTTGACAGTGGAAATGTACCGGTTGCCATTCGGAGAAGTAGGGTATGCCACATACACTGCTGAGACGGGAAATCTAGACGTCTTCTTACCTGAGGGCCCAGCAGGACCAACAGGGCCAGAGGGGGCTCAAGGCGTTACCGGGTCTACTGGTTCCCAAGGCATACAAGGTCCCCGCGGTATTCAAGGCGTCACAGGAGACACAGGTGCGGTAGGCCCTGCTGGGCCAGAGGGTCCGGAAGGTCCGTCCGGCGCCAGTGGATCTATTGGCGACAAAGGGCCAACAGGAGATCAAGGACCAATGGGAGCAACTCCATTGGGACTGGCTTTTGGCCGCTTCTTTCTGAACGAAGATGGTGAACTCAATATAGAATATTACGGTGATGCTCTCGACGAAGATTTCACAATCGACGCCGACGGCAACCTTCACGTAACGACAGGATAATAAATGGGCACGTTGAATATTGGGCGAGTGCGTATCAGTTGGAAAGGGGCGTGGGACAACGCTCTTGCATACGTTGCACAGGATGCAGTCAGTTCCGGTGGAAACAGCTACGCAGCAAAAATTGATGTCCCTATCGGAGCCAGTATTACCAATACTACATATTGGCAGGTAATGGCTGAAAAAGGTGCGACTGGTATTCAAGGGGCAATCGGTGGAACAGGGCCAGAGGGGCCCACGGGACCGGAAGGGCCTATCGGTCCCGACGGTCCGCAAGGTATCCAAGGTCTGACTGGAAATGCAGGTCCAACCGGCGCAGAAGGTCCAACCGGAAATGAAGGTCCACAGGGTATCCAGGGTATTCAAGGTATCCAAGGTGATGTTGGTCCTCAGGGTATTCAAGGCATACAGGGTATTCAAGGTATCCAGGGCGACACCGGGTTGACTGGTGACACTGGACTAACCGGCGCAGACGGCCCAACCGGCACGTTCAATTCTGTCAGCGACACGATCACGACGCCGACGATCACCAGCCCTGTGATCAACGGTGAGGCCACGGGAACGGCAATCGGCACGGGGGCAAATGGCCTTGTTAAGCTGGACGGAACCGCGCGGTTGCCCGCCGTGGACGGGTCGCAGTTGACGAATTTGCCATCCTCTGCGCCGTCTACTTCGGACGTTTTGGCGGCGCAGGCTGGCGCTACGTTTGGTGACGTTGGGACGTATTGTTGGTGTCAACGAACTAACCTTGGAAATTCTAACATTTCCGAAGGCGGCACAATCGCGGGTAGTAGCCTCCAACCGTC